AAAAATAAAGATTTCGAAATTGGCGAAAAGATTGTTTTGCTGGAAGAAATAACAGACACCGATGCAATTAACCAAGCGCCGAATGTTTTAGGTTCGCTTGATACAATTACAGTTTTTAATGGCGGTCAAAATTATAATATTGGCGATGTTATTAAAATTGTTCATCGCGATGTAAATACAGGAAACGTAATTTCTTTTGGTATTGATGGTGTTCTATCAGTCACTTCTTTGAAGGCGGGTAACGGAAACCTAAATTTCAACATTACTGATGGTGGGTTTGGATACACTACAAATGCTTTGTCATTCGTTTATAAAAGTTCAGCTAATGGTTCTGGAGCTTCATTTAGTTTGGGTTCTATAACTAACGCAAGAATATTGGATTATAATACAGACCTTATTTGCGATTACGCTAATTTACAATTAGACGCAACAAGTTATGGGTTTCCTGCTAATGCATCTGCAAACGCAACATCTAATATTGGAATCGCGTTAACAACGCAAAACGCCACATTCGGTACCATATTTAATTTGGATAATATCTCGACTGGTGATGGATATGACAAAAACGCATACGTTTTTGTAAGATCAGTCCAGTTATCGGATCCGTTGGAAGGTAGCATTAGTTACAACACTTCATCGAACACTATTACGGGGACTTCTACGTTTTTTGAAAAGATATTTTCAAGTAATGATGTTATCTTTATACAAGCAAATATTTCTTTAAATTCTACAATAGAATACGTTGTAATCGCAAATGTAGTTTCTAATACACAGATAACTCTATACGGCCCACCAACCATTAATTCCACTGCATCCGCTCAATATAGAGCAGCACCAACTATATTACCTTCGCAATATGCTTTTTATGAAACAGAAATTATACAAGAAAACGGGTCAATTGCTGGTGAAAATGAAACTATTATTGCTTCGCCAAACTTTGGTAATAATATTGTCGCGACGGCTAGGGCCATCAATTCTGGTAAAGGATATGTACTTGGCGAGACCGTTACGGCTTTCTTGTCTGGAGGGGTTTCTAACAACGTAACTATTCTAGAGTCAGGATTAGGGTATACTAATAACGAACTACTTATTTTTTCTGGTGGTGATCCAGGTGTTGTTGCCAACGGATATATATCTACCAATGGTAACGGTCAGATAACTAATGTTACTGTGACTTATGGTGGCTCGGGATATGTTTCTATTCCCGAGGTGAGGGTAAGATCGTCAAATGGTTCAGGCGCTTCAATTAGGGTGAATATACAAGAGTTTAACACTGTTTCTGCGATTTCAGCGACGGTACAAAAAACGGGCACTGGTAGAGGTAGGGGTTATTGGTCAACTACCAGAGGTTTCTTGAGTAACGATAAATACTTACAAGATAGTTATTATTACCAAGATTACTCTTACGAGATTCAAGTAGCCCAAGTTTTAGATAAATATAAAAAGATTATCAATGAAACATTCCACACTGCAGGTTCTGAGCTGTTTGGTAAATACCTAAAGTTTTTATCTGAACAATCGCAACTAAGTTTAAGTATTGAAGATACCGAAATTTATTCTACGAATTGGTCTGTTGATTCTGGTAATACAATATTGTTTACAGCAGCCTCTTCAATTAAAGCCGATACAAATGTCTTCACTACGGATTCTACTATTTTGAATTTTACTGGTTACTTAAGCGCCGATAGCGTTCTGGTAAAGACGGATAATCGCAAAGTGGTTAAATACCTATATGTTTCGGAATTAAATTTTAGAGCCGATAACAATAGAATTTCGGTTAACAGATATTACGTTTAAAGGAGAAAAACTTTGGCAAGACAAACAATTAATATTGGTACGGCACCTAATGATGGAACGGGTGACCCAATTCGAGACGCTTTCGACAAAACAAATCAAAACTTTGTTGAACTTTATTCAGCGCCTGTATCGAATACAAGCTTAACAGTTGGTAATAGCACTGTAAACAGTTTCTTAACTGAAGTAAGTGTAAAAACTGGTAACTCTACGGTGAACACTGTAGTTAACACCTCTGTGTTAATAATTTCAAATTCTACTTTGTTCTCTTCGTTAACTAGAGATGTGTTGACTGTATCTAACACTACGATTGTAAATTCTACTAGTTTGTTTATTGGTAACTCTACAGTCAACGCTGTTCATAGCGCAGCTCAACTTTCGCTTGCTAACAGCACTACCAATTTTACTGCGACTAGAGATACTATTTCAGTTGGTAACTCAACTGTTAATACATCTGCGAATTCTTCTAGAGTTTCTACAGGAAGCGTTGTTGTTTCAAGTAATACATTGACTCTAGGTACAAGCACAGTGGCGGCAAACGGCTACACTTTCTTGCCTAATGGTTTAAAACTTAACTTTGGCTCGGTGGAAGCAAATTCCAGCGCTGGGCAAGCTGTTTTCAATAATGCATTTTCTACTGCGGTGTATTCAGTAACAATTGGTGGTAACTCTGTGGCTCATGCCACTCAAGTGCCTGCAGTTATTTCGCAAACCACAACTGCAGCTGAAATAAGAACTACTAATACATCTTTGACAAAAGTATTTTACATGGCAATAGGCATATAATCCACTATGGGTAAATTACTCCCTACATTCAAAAAAGCTATAATTGAAGAGTTAGTAGATAATATTTTTTCTAACTCTTCTCAATACTATGCATTTGCTTCAAATCCAGTTGAATACGCAGGTGTTGTTCCTGCAGTCTCTAATAGCGATTATAAATCGGTCTATGAGTATAACTGGGGGATGTTGTTCGGTAAAAAGATTAAAAGTGGTGACATAGCTCCGATTATTGAAAAAAATACATGGGAAAATGGTAGTGTTTACGAAATGTATGATAATACTTCAGAAACATTGTTTTCCAATAACAACTTTTACGCAATTTCAGAACCATCATTTACAGGTGGTGCATATCACATATACAAGTGTATTGACAATGCGAATGGTGCTGTCTCAACAATAGATCCAGGTAAAATAGGAACTCCGACTCAACCTTCTACATTTGAAACTAACGATGGATATAAGTGGAGATATGTCTCTACTATTTCTTCTAAAAATTATGATAAGTTTGGCTCTGACGAGTTCGTTCCAATATATACTGATCCTACGATTTCTTCGACTGCTAAGAATTACGCTGGCGTTGACGTAGTCATGATCTCTAATACAGGAAGCAATTACACTGCTTATACAAACGGTGTTATTCAATCCGTTCAGTCTATTCAGGGTAGCGCGGTCATTCAGATATCTGCGGATGCTTCTGCTTCTGACAATTTTTATGTCAATAGTGGCATCTATATTTACAATTCTATTGACGCGACTTCCCAACTAAAGATAGTTTCGAATTACGTGGTTAACTCAAGTGGTAAATTTATATTTACGAGCACACCAGTAAACACATCATTAATCACCGCTGGCATTTCAAACTATTTAATTAGCCCAGCAGTCGTTTTTGAGACTGACGGTGATTCCGACCCCGCTGCGTACTCAATCGTAAATACCACTAACCATTCGATTAATGAGATTATAATTTTAAGCTCGGGCGTCAATATTTCTTGGGCGAATGTCACCATTCAAGCCGCCTATGGTTCAGGTGCTAATGTTTACGCTATTGTTCCGCCTGCGGGCGGTCATGGTTTTGACGCAATTTCTGAACTAAATGTTAAAGGTTTTTCTGTTGCGTTTAGTTTTTCGAATACGGAATTCGGTACAATAACAACAGCTAATACAGTTTACAATAAAATTGGTATTATTAAAGACCCGCATATTCTTTCATCAAATATATCTTCTGGTGCTATCTTAAAGGGTAATACCTATAGCTCGAACACGTTTAATAACTTAATCTTTGCTAACGTTTCGCCTTCGTACACGTTTACAAAGGGCCAAACTATCATTGGCGCGAATAGTCAAGCAAGGGGCGTCGTTGTTTTCTCCAACTCGACTCAAGTCTTTATTACTGGCGATCAAACGTTTAGAGATGGCGAGTATGTTAAAAACACATCTAATACAAATCTTACTGTAATCCAGATAAAAAATTCCCCTGATGTTTACACCAAAGACTTAAAACCAATTTATGTAGAAAATATAAATAATATAAACCGTTCTGATATTCAGACCGAATCTTACAAGCTGATTGTAGAAATTTAATTAACAGGGTGATTTATGGCCGATTTTAACGTACCTCCGTATTTTGATGATTACGACGAAGCAAAGGGTTATTATAAAATCCTATTTCGCCCCTCTGTCGCGGTACAAACTAGAGAATTGAATCAACTCCAAACTATGGTTCAGAAACAAATTGAAAGATTTGGTTCGCATATTTTTAAGGAAGGCTCAATTGTAGTGGGCGGCGGCTTCGATGTCGAAACTGATGTTCCATATGTTAGAGCTACTTCGGTTTCGTCTAATCAACGTTTACAGGAATTCGTTGGTAAAATTGTTAGGGGTGGGTCTTCGGGAATTACTGCTTACGTTAAAGCTGTAGAATTCGATACTAGTAATAACGTTTATGCTTTTATGCTTAGATACACTTCAGCTTCTACAACAACAACAGTTTTCCTTAACGACGAAACTGTAACTGTTGTAAGTGATTCTACACTAAGTTTCGTTGTAAGCGCTTCAGCAGCGACTGGTATTGGTTCTACATTTGGCCTCCAAAGCGGCGTTGTTTTCTCTAAAGGTTATTTTGTAGCATTCCCAACCAGCACTATTATATTAGAAAAATACAGTACAACTCCATCAGCGACTGTAGGTATAACTACAACTGAATCTTTTGTAACAGAACTGAGTGATTCTTCGCTACTCGACAATTCATTAGGTTCACCGAACGAAAACGCTCCAGGCGCGCACAGATACAAAATAAACACAACTCTAATCAAACTTGCGTATAAAGAAGGGTATGACGACCCTACCTTTATTCCTCTTGTGGATATTCAAAATGGTTTTATTGAAACAAAAAAAGAACGTCCTGAATACTCTAAACTCCTTGACGAATTAGCAAAAAGAACATTTGACGAATCAGGGGATTACCTTGTCAACGGCTTCGGTGTAAGAACTAGAGAGCATTTAGATACAGGGGTCAATGAGGGGCTTTATACTTCTAGTAATGGCGGTAATCCAAACAAACTATCAATCGACGTTGAACCTGGAGTGGCTTATGTCAAGGGGTATGAAGTTTCTAATCTAGTAACTAGGCATGTGGAAACTGACAAGGCGATTACATTCGAATATGTAAACAATCAGCAAGTTAATGCCAGAACTGGCGGATATTTCTTGATTAAAGAAATCGTTGGTTCGCTCGGACACGATACTGGTCTTGTTGTTAATCTTTACAATGCAGCTGAGACTAGAATAACAAGCAAAAAAAGAAACGACACAGCGTTGACTGCAAGCAATTTGAAAATTGGTGAAGCCAGACTAAAGGCTCTTGTATATGATTCGGGCACTCTTGGTACACCGACTGGTTACATGAGAGCGTATATGTTTGACTTCGTAATGAATGCTGGTTACGTTATTTCCGATGTAAGGGCTATTCAATATGGTACTTCGCCCGATCAGTTTTTTGCTGATGTTGCTAATGCTGATGATGCTGACGGCGCTAATCTACTTGACGATAACCAAAACGACTTATTGTTTGATTTAGGTTCTAAGCACATCAGAAGCATCAGAAGCAATACTGGATCCTCGGACACCAGTTTCCAGTTTAATAGAACTGAAACAAAAACAGCAAGCCTTAACTCATCTTCAGCTTTGACAACATCTGTTACAACTGTTGGTGAAACGCTTGCGTACTCTACAGGCGAATTGTCTAGCGCGGAAAAGAGAGAACTTATCCTTTCAATTAACGCTGACTCTAACGTTGCGCTTACGGGCACTGTCACCGGAACTGCTACTCAATATACACTTACAGGTAGCGGAACTAGCTTTAATAATCTATCAGTTGGTGATAGAATTGCCTTTGCTCTTAACTCTCAAGAATACTATGTTAACAGCATCATAAGCAGCACTAGTTTAACCCTAAAAACAGCAATTGTTAACTCCATCGACGCGAACACTTATGTAAAGGCTCTGAGAAAAGGCGACATTATTGACTTAACTGCTAATGGTTCTTCTGGCGCTCAAAGAACTGCAACAGTTTCGTCGGGTAGCTTGGTGATCGACCTAAAAGAAGTTGCTACTGCCAACCCTTCATCTGTTGCAACCAGATTGACATACAGAGTAAACCGTAACACTGCGGTTGAAATGAAAAAACGTTTGAGGCCAAATAGATTAGTAAAGATTGATAGAAATACTAACGTAGCAGGAAGCGTTGGCCCATACAATCTCGGTCTTTCTGATGTTTATAAGATCCGTTCGATTAGAATGCGTGGATCGCCGTTTGATGCTGTAACTGACGGTACAGACGTTACATCTTCGTTTACTCTTGACAACGGTCAAAGAGATAACCTTTACGACCACGCAAGAATAATCTACACAGGTACGTCGAGCCTTTCTAGATACCTATTAGTTGAACTTGATCATTTCGAAAAAGACGAGACTCAAGGTTTTGGATATTTCTCTGTTGATTCGTATCCAATTGATGATACAGCGGTTTCGAACGCTACGATATTTACGTATGAAATACCCGTATACACCTCAACTTATGGTGTTGAATATGACCTAAGAAATGTTTTTGATTACAGACCATACAAGACTAGCACAGCTACTTCTACGACTTCTATTGGCAGCGCGACTACAAATCCGGCAACCACATCTTCATTAAGCGTTGATGGTGATGGTCTAAGAATGGTTGCACCTGATAGTGATATAAATCTAGATTACTCTTTCTACCTAGCAAGAAGGGATCTTGTTACAATCGACCGTTTCGGCGAATTGAGTGTTATTAAGGGTGAACCATCTATTTCGCCAACTTCACCAAAAGGTAGTGATAATGTCGCTTCGCTTGCAAGGGTTTACATACGACCATATCCTTCAGTTTCGCAAACATTGTCTAGACAACTAAACAAAAGAGGGATTGGTTGTGTCGCTAAAAAGATACTAACCCCTCGCTATACAATGAGAGAAATTGGTACGCTAAAAGAAAGAGTCGACACGCTTGAGTATTACAACGCATTAAATCTTTTAGAAAAGAGCGTGGTTGATCTTAAGGTGTTAGATAGCGGCGGTTTAAATCGTTTTAAAAATGGCTTCTTTGTTGATAATTTCTTAGATCACTCTCTTGGCGACACTAAAAACCCAGATTATAAAATTGCAGTTGATAAGTCAGAGAAAACCATTAGACCTTTCTTTGAATTAGACTCTTTCCAATACAAGCTCGAAGACGCAGCCTCTTCAGGTTATAAATTGTCTGGTAGTTTAATTACTAGACCGTTCACACAAAAGGTATTGCTCGAAAATAAAAACGTTACTACTATTAGAAATATCGAACAATCGGTATTCAGATTTATCGGCACTATTGAATTGAACCCAGAAACCGATAACTGGGTGGATACAAAAACTGTCGACAAGACTATTAAATTTGGCGAAGATTTACCAGCAAGTGATAGTATTAACACGGAATGGGGTTCTTGGGAAAACAATATCGTAGGATATAGCGTTTACGATAGAAAAACTGGCGATCGTTCAGGTGTACCCGACCCTAAGTACTTTATCGGCACTTTCTCGACATTGGCTGAAGCAATGGCTGCAGGCCGAGATCATGACCCAGCTAATTCCGGTGATAATCGCTTTTTAGTCGAAACGATTTACGAAAGAAGTAGAGAAGGGATCCAAACAACCGTAAATTCCGAAACGGAAATCGAAAACATTGGTAATTTTGTAACTGACGTTAGCATAAAAACTTATATCAGATCACAAGAGATAAACCTTTTAGTAAGAGGTCTCAAACCAAATACTAAAGTGTATACATTCTTTGACGGCGAAGACATGAGCGATTATGTAAGCCCGATTACAGTCCCTGCGGCTGGTATTCCAAGTTCATTCCTGGAAGATTTGACACCTAACTATGATTCCGAATCTCGTCAAACCCCGAAAGGTCTAATCGTGGGTAATGAAGGGTCAACCTGGAGAGTTAATGACGTTGGTGTTGCCATGGCTTACTTACGTTTGCCTAAAACTGGTAAACTCTTTAGAACAGGCACTAAAGAAATTATCATAACTGATTCACCAACTAACGCCATAGACGCTACTACATACGCAAAAACCTATTTCGTAGCGAGCGGTATTGCCGTTACGAAACAGAACACAATCATTTCTACAAGAACAGCTGTTATAAACACTGAAGAAACTATTCAAACCCTTCC